CTGGATCCACTGACGAGCGCAACGAAAAGGCTTATGTCTTTGGTCAGTTTGCTCGCCACCTCGCTGGTGTAAAGTCTGCAACCAAGTGGCTGTCCGAGCATGGACACATGAAGGCACAGACCGAAGGTACACCATCTGCTGGTGGATATACGGTTCCTGAAATCGTTTCCAGTGACCTTATCTGGCTCCGTGAGCAGTATGGCGTTGCTCGTCGCAACTCCCGCATCTACCCGATGTCCTCGGATACGCTCCTTGTTCCTTCCGCTACTGCATCGACCACGGTCTACTATGCATCGGAAGCCACAGCAATCACAGCATCTGACATCACCTTTGGTCAGGTATCCCTTTCCGCTAAGAAACTTGCAGTCCTCACGATTGCATCCAAGGAACTTGGCGAAGACACGGTTATCGACCTTGGTGCTGCTCTTGCCCGTGACATGGCATATGCCATTGCTAAGGAAGAGGACAACGCCTGTTTCAACGGTGACGGCTCCGGTACTTACGGAAGCATCACTGGTATCCTTCAGGCTGTTTACGGCTTGAACGGAACCAAGGCTAACATTGCTGGTGTCGTTGTTGGTGCAGCACTTTCCGGTGCTAACTTCTCCAACTTCACGCTTGCAAACTTCCAGAGCATGGTCGCAAAGCTTCCTACCTACGCAGACAACGCCAAGTGGTATATGCACAAAGACCTGTTCTTCAATGGCGTGGCTGATAAGCTCATCGCTCTTGGTGGAAACGCCATCCTCGACATCCAGAACGCTTACACCCAAGCACCTACCCTTTTCGGTTATCCAATCGAGTGGGTACAGAATATGCCTAAGTCCCCAGCTGCAACAACCCCTGTTGCAATCCTTGGCGACCTGACAAAGGGTGTTGCTTTTGGTGACCGTCGTGCAATGACCGTAGAGGTCAGTGACCAAGTCAAGTTCGTTGAGGACGCTTTGACATACAAGGCTACCGAGCGGTTCGCATTCAATGCGCATGACGTTGGAAACGTTTCCGGTACGGCATCTGCCCGTGTCCCTGGTTCGCTCATCGTTCTCGCAACAAGCAACGCTTCCTAAGCGTAGCCCCTTCAATCAAGCCCTCGGCAGACGTGCCGGGGGCTTTTGTTTTGCCTGCGTTTACTTTTTAAAAATACTCGTGTGGGATACTTAGGGCATGATGACCAGAGCCGAGGCAATAGCACAAGTATCATTATTTGTGGCTGCTCAAAGTTACCCGCAGATGTCTACTACCGACATCGGCTCCATCTTGGATTCCTTCTCACGATTCACTACGTGGACAGCAGCAACCACTTATGCTGTCGGTGACCGTGTGGTGCCTACAACGCCAAATGGACGGGTTTACGAGTGCAGGGTTGCTGGTACTTCCGGTGCTACGATTCCAGAGTTTCCCGCCTATCCAGCGGCACAATATAGAGGCTGGTCTATTGAGGATGGTTCATCCGATCCGGTGCTAACTTGGGTAGACATGGGAGCCATCAACGTTGAACGCTACGATGTCAGGACTGCAACCCGTCAGGCATGGCTTATCAAAGCATCCAGAGTAGCGGCAGACATTGATGCCAAGGAAGGGCAATCCGATGTCAAGTTGTCTCAGCTGATGCAACATTGTCTAACCATGGCTGAGAAATACCGACCGGTGGCTTTCGCATGAGTCCTATCCTGCGCCAGACTATACAGGCAGGCATGGTGCGTAACCTTTGCCAAGACCGTGTAGAGATTCACCGCTTCACGCTTACCGAAAACGGCAGAGGCGGTGCTACTGAGACATGGCGCAAGGTTGCGGAATACCCTGCACGGGTTACCAACCAGAGTGACACAGAATCTATAGTTGGTGGGGCGATACAGCCATCAGCGCAATGGACACTCATAGTGGCCGTTGCAGCTGATGTCATGCCTCAAGACCGTGTCTACCTTGTCGGTGATAATTCCCGATACTTTGATGTCATTGGTACTGACTTTGGACAGACCGAACTTTTGGTACAGCACTGTGGACTAGTGGAGCGGGTGGCATAATGGGCGCATCAGAATGGACAACCATAGGTTTAGCGGCAGTGACCGGGATTATCAGCCTGCTTGCCTACATCATCAAGTTCTTGCATCGCATGGACAAACGTGGAGCCGTTGACACCGCTAAGATTGAAGACCACGGTGAGCGTATTGGTAGGCTTGAAACTGTAACAGGTGAAATGCGTACAAGCATCACCAAACTGGAGGCGAAACGATGAACGGAATATCAATCTCAAGGCTGGTCGTGGTTGTCTTGATTGCCTTTGTGGCATCCTTCTCGACCGTATTCGGAGACGGCATCCGCACAGCTGAAGCAGACACGCTCGCCGAGCTTGGAGCAGTGATGGCACTGTACGGGAGCAAGGCTGTAGCGGCTGGCTTCACAGCTGCGATGAGTGCTGCACTGGGCTTTTTGACGATGCCGTTCAAGGGGACGCAGGCTAACTCGCTGAAGGTGGGCAAATGAACCTACAGAACTACAGGCTGGAGCCTAACCCAAACACTCCCGGTGACTGGCTCGTCTTTGGTGATATCACCGATGATGCTGGAAATATTCTTGGCACTTTTGGTGAAAACGGAACATCTATATTCGGTTGGTGGGTTACGCAGGATGCTGCATTCCAGCAACAATACAGCACACAGTTCTCGCTGATTATGGCTCAGGAAATCATAAGTGGAACCGCTGAATAATGGCTACATACTATCTATCGACTAGCACTGGTAATGATTTTTGGACTGGTTTATCTGCTACTTTTACAAGTGGGTCTACTGGCCCTTGGAAAACATTGGCCAAAGCACTTGGTGCATCTGGTATGGCATCGGGCGATATTCTTTACATCGCTCCGGGCACATACAATGAATCCGTTACTATTGGATTTTCACCATCTGCGGCTACTCAAATCATAGGTGACCCGAACTCTCAGGTATTCGGTGGTATTAATGCCGGGCCTGTATTAATCAGTGCATTTAATGCAGCAGGAACGTCAGAAACAGTTACAGCAAACTTAATAATTGCAACAGGTCGTAGCTTTTTTGAATGGTCTAATATTTGGTGGAAGACAACTACGGGTCGTGCTGTATCTGCCGCAAACTGTAGATATTGGAAATTCACAAACTGTGTTTTTGAAAATACGACTAGTACAACTGTAAATGGAGTATTGAACTTATCCAGTATTGCAAGTACAGCACTTGATGCAACAATCACGAGATGTCGTTTTGATGGTGGTAATTATTCAATTGCATTAACTGGTGGTGGGGTAAGTGATGCTTCATCAATAACTTCTTGTGTATTCACAAACACAACAATAGCAAGTGACAATACATCAATTGGTTTAAATATTTACAATTGCAGTTTTATTGGTTGTGATTACGGTGTAGTGCAACGATCTGGCAGCAGTAGTTTTCCGATAAATGTCAGAAACTGTTTATTTGTACGAAGTGGTATCGCCTTACAAGCTGTCGCATCAAATATGTTGATTGAAAATTACAATAGATTTTTAAATTCGACTCGCGTAAATATGGGCACCCTTGGAGCAAATTCAACGACCGGTGGAGATGGTGGCCTTGACTTAGGTTATCTGTTGCAAACAAATGGAAATTATCTGCAAACATATACTCCATATACGTCAAGCCCTAATACAGCTTTTGGAACAGCAACAGGTGCACCTGCTACAGACTTGTATAACGTCGTTTGGAATGGTGCATCACCTGATGCTGGCGGTATAACATATCGTGTCATTACCTCACTACCATCACAGGTTGCGTACAACGGTGGTGTAGAGCGCAACGCCTCTACAATCACAATCGCACCCGGCAGCACATCCCAATCCATCGAACTGTACCTAGGTGCTACAGGCCTCACAGCCTCCACCTCTGGTCTCTCAGCTCGCTACAACCGAACACGCACAGCCTCAGTATCTATCCCGCTGGTAGCCCGTACCATCGCGCAGGCGTGGACAGCGGGCGGCTTTGCGGAGGTAGACGTAACCAATATGCCGGGCGTGTATCGCCTTGACCTTCCGGATGCTGCACTGGCTGCTGGTGCTGATGATGTGACTATTGTGGTGCGTGGTGCAAGCGGTACTAACGGCGCGGTGATGACGGTGAAACTGAGCAGTGGTGGCCTTACATCTGCACAGACTGCGTCGGCTGTCTGGGGTGCAAGCCCAGTCGGATACAACGACGCTACAACCTTTGGTGGTGTTGTCAATCAGATTGACCAGACCGTAACCGGCATTGATTCCGAGGTTGGTGATGTCCCATCAATGGTATGGGAAGAGCTTAGAGCGAACCACACCACGGCAGGCTCATTCGGTCAGTATGTCAACGCTGAACTGTTGACACCCATTACCTCTGCCGCTCTGGTACGGATGGGGCCTTACGAGGTCAAGGCTGACGGTCTAGGGGCATCTGATCCGCTGGACATTCAGAAGGGCGCACAGCACGGCGTAGATATCCAGTGTGTAGATGGCAACGGTAACGGCATTGACATCACGAGCGCAACGGTTACGGCTAAGGTCTATAACTCTGGTGCATCGCTGGTTGATACTTACTCCTGTACGGCAACTTATGCAGCTGATGGGCGGGCTACGTTTACCATTGACACGACGGTAACGAATACGCCTGGAACATACACTGCAACGATTACACGCACAACCGGAGCATCTGACACGCAGATATTCGGGCCACTCCGCATCTATGTGAGGGACATCTAATGGCATTGATATTTGATTTGACAGAAGACCCTCAGCAGGTCGTGCAAGTCTCCGCATGGGTCGGAGACTGGCACTCCTACGTAGTGCGGCTGGTTGATGAACTAGGAAGCCCTGTAGACATTACTACCGGTACGCTTGGCATTACCTATACCAACATCGCTACCGGGGCGGCTTATACTTTTGCATCTGGAAGCGTTACGCTCACGAAGCAGTACAGCGCACAAGGTATCCTGAGCATCCTGAATCCTGCGGCGTACGGCACTGCGGCTAATATCAGGGTTACGGTGTCCTTTACGGTTGGTACGGATGTACGGCGGTTTGGCCCTCTTGAAATCGAGGTCTTGGCTCCGTGATAAAGATGTCGGTTAGCCTAAAGAAAGTACGCTTGGATTCCTACCAACGGAATCTAAGTGCGCTTTCTGTTGCTGTTGGAAATGCTGCCGCTAACATCGAAGGCAATGCAAAAGATAGCATTGAGATGTCTAGTGGGCAATACCGAAAGTATCCGGGACGTAAAGAGCATCCGCACTATTCAAGCCCTCCCGGTAGTGCGCCTAACAGCGACACCGGTATTCTGGCTGGAAGTATTTACAACAAGATGACCGGAAAGACATCTGCTGAGGTTCGCGTAAATGCAAAGTACGGCATACCTCTAGAGCTTGGATGGACATCTAAAAGCGGTGGTACTGTACCGGCTAGACCATTCCTACGTCCAGCGGTAGAGAAGGAAGCCCCGGCTTTTCAAGCTGCCGTGAAGTCAATCCTAAAGGGTAATAAGTAATGGCATTTGAACCAGCCGTGATTGAGCAGTGGATCTACGAAACCCTGACAGGTGATGCCACCTTGATGGGCTTGCTTGCTCCTGACAATAAACCTAACGGTTTCCAGATGGCGGTATACAACACCATTGCCCCGCAGATTGACCCGATATCCCGCAAGCAACCTATCACCCCGTACGTGGTCTTTGACCGTGCTGGTAACGCAGGGCAAGACCAAGACACGCTCTGCGGTAGCCGGGTTTTTACTTATCCGACCTACAGAATCACCGTGTGGGATACTGCTAGCGGTGCGGTAAGCATGGCGCAGAGTGCTGCAATCATGTCCCGCATAGACACATTGCTTGACAATCAGCACGTTTCGAGTACCTCTCCACGGTTCTATTGCCGGAGGGAATCAACCGCTCAGACGTTTGGATTGGAGAGTGGTGGTCGGACAGATTTTGGAGTGACGGCGGTCTACCGTATGGTCACACAACAGTAGGAGTAGACATATGCCTTTTACAAGAACTAGTGCCCTTATCGGTGAAAACTGTGTCGTAACGGTAGCCTTTGGTGGCTACCAAGATGGCGCACCTTCAACTTTTACAGCTGAGACATACACCTGTATCGCTCGCTCGGTACGCTTCAGCTCATCGGTCAACACGGTTGATGTTTCCGCCCTCTGCGACAGCCAGAACAAGGCTCAGGCAACCAAGGCTAATGGAAGCGTTGAAGTCGAGTTTCTGGTTGATTCGGTTGTAGGCCCTATCTTCTTTGGTAAAGATGGCTACTACTGCCAGATTGTAGTTACGCCTGGAAGCCTTACCGCAAAGACGTTTGTTGGTGTTGTAACCGGAACCGGCATCAGCGTTGCAAACGAGGAAGCCGTAACCGAGAGCGCAACCATTACACTCGGTGCTAACGGAGTTGCTACCGCTTGGTCGTAGTACACTAGCGCATGGCACTACAATCCCTAAAACAGATTCCTAAAGACACGGACAAAGGTCTACTAACTGTAGACCTTACCGATGTCGCTGGAGATGGCGCAGAACTCCGCTTCCGTGAACCGAAGGCGGCTGACCTTTTCCCTGATGCTAAAGAGCTGCAATCCCTGCGCGTGGCATTCGCTGAGTTTCCAGAAGCGATGCTGTACCAGATTTACCTACTTGGTCGGTGCTATGTACCAGACCCTGCGGATGGCTCAGAAGAATCACCACTCCGGGCTTTTGGTAATCTGGCACGAACCAGCAAGCAGACTTTCTTCCGCATCCTTGGTGAGTTCATCTCTTGGTATCCAACCGATGACTTACAAGGCAGGGTGAAGCAAGCAAAAAACGACTAAGAGGTGTGGCAGGTCAGGTTGCCTACTACACCGTTAAGTATCTCAACCGGCATCCATCAGAGACTGACCTAACCCTTGACCAGATTGCAGAAGTTGCAATGATCGGGCAAGAGATAGAAAAGCAACAGGTCGAAATGCTGGGTGCATTGTTTGGAGGCAGGTAACGATGACAGTAGCGGAACTCACAGCCAAGATATCGGTAGTTGGTGAAGCCGCTGCTGTCCGTGCTTTGCAACGTGTTGGACAATCTGCCCGCTCGGTTGGCGAAGCGATTAGAACAGCCGCAGATGCCACACGATTATTTGAAGTGGCACAATCAAGTCTTGCGACCATAACTGGTATTGAGGCGGCTAAAGCTTACGACTCACAGGTGCGTGGTCTTGCCGCTTATTCACGCAACGCAGAAGAACTGCAAGCCCAACTAAACAGACTACAAGAAATTGCTAAATTACCGGGGCTTGGGCTAAAAGAAGTCAGGCAGGGCGTTCTACAGTTGGAGGCTGCTGGCATATCAGCCCAGACTTCAGAACGCGCATTGATGGCTTTTGGCAATGCCCTTGCTCTGGTAGGTCGTGGCAAATCGGAACTAGATGGTGTCATACTGGCGTTAGGTCAGATTGCATCTAAAGGTCAGATATCTGCTGAGGAAATCAATCAGATTGCCGAGCGTGTCCCGCAGGTTAGACAGGCACTGGTTACCGCATTTGGTACGGCATCAACTGAAGCCATTCAGAAGATGGGCATATCTGCTAACGATGCCATTACCCGTATCATCAGCGCAATGGAGCAACTACCCAAAGCAACAGGTGGTGCGATTACAACCTTTGAGAATCTACAGGATGCAATCGAGCGAGCGTTCCTCCCTATTGGTCGTGGAATCCTCGATATCTTTGGTGCATCCAGTGGTGGTGCTGAACGCCTTATAGATCAGGTTGGAAGGTTAGCCCAAGAGCTTGGGAATGTTCTCACTGCTATAGGTAACAGCGGTGTTATCCAAGAGACGTTAGATAAACTCTTTAGCACGTTAGGCGGCGGTGGTGGTTTCGCCGAAGGATTCGCAAGGCTTGCCGCTAACATCTTGGCTTTCTTTTCCGATATTGTTCCAACTGTTGAGAATGCTACACAGGCAATCAAGAACAGCATTACAAGTGGCATCAATGACCTAACAATCGGTGTGCTTGAGAACCTTTCGCTGATTCCATTTTCTGGTGTAAACGAAACTACTATCAATGCCGCAAAAGGTATAGGTGCGGCATCTGCCGCTCTTGGTGAATCCAAGATGAAGCCTGTAGACATGGCAGCCACGGCAGAGCGGTACTTTCAACAGATCATGGCGGC